ATCACGAAGTAATTGAAATGGCGGAAACTTTGGCGGGCAATATGTCGGGACTATCCGACAAGTTACGCGAACAGTTCGAGACTTACATCTCGCAAGTTGTAGAACGCGAACGCCAAGCAGGGCACGAATTGGGAGCCTTGTTAATTTCTCAAATGCTCATTGGCTTAGGTTCCTCAACCTTTGACCGCATCGCCCGCCACTATATTGCAGAAAGTAAGTCTTAAGACATGAAAATCACATACGAAATCTACTCTAAGCGTGGCACCTTTTCAGGACTCAACACGACCAACAGCATGGAAAAAATGGCAGAGATTAAAGCCATGCTTGAGGCTAACAAGCAAGCCTGCACCATCGTGAAGATTACAGAGGAAGCATGACTTAAGACAGAAGTGTGATGAAAATCACAGCCCTAAACACTTGACGAGTGCGCAGTCAGCAAGAGACTATTAGGGCACGACATGAAGGCAGGAGATACCCGCCTCATGTATTAAGACAGGAGAATAAAATGCTTAAGTTCTACATAGAAAAGCGTGACGAGTGGAAAGGTGATGGCTACAAGCGCATCATGGAGTTTGAGAATCACCACGAATTAGAGGACTACCTCCGCTATAACCGCGCCTACATCACCGAAATGCGCACACTTTCCGAGGACTGGGCGGTGCAACCATGAGTCTTAATACAGAAACTATCTGCGGTGACTGCCTTATCCCACTCAACCAATGCCAACATGCGAAGGAGTACAAGCGATGAGCAAGGAACAATGCTTTCAATGCGGAAGTGAGGCGACTCACTCATCCGCTACCGAGTCAAAAAATGTTTGCTGCAAATGCTGGGGAGACTGCAATGATTAAACTAAATAAGCGAGGCAAGCGCGTGCGAGCCATAGTTATTTATGTCTTAATACTTAGCGCAATTTACGGCGCATCGGTAGCGCTCGGAGTGTGGGATGTACCAGAGTCATGCCTGGTTGAGCAGGTCGGATGCCCTGACGGATACCCTCGGTATTAAGACAGAGTGTGACCAACATCACATGCCAAATGCTTGACACCGCATAGGTGACGAGAGTTAAATACAACTACCAACAAGAACAGGAGAAAGAAATGCGATACGAAACTAAAGACGGCAAGTATTACATGTACGGTGAGTATTCAGGAGGCAACTCTAAGAAACGCTATTCCATCGGTATGCGCACCGAACAAGGCGACCAACATATTGAGGATGTATTGGGATACAGAGAAGCACGAGCGTACTTAAAACAATTATTACTTAAGACAGGAGAAAGCAAATGAAAGGTAAGTGCAGTCTATGCGACAAAAAGAAAAACTTATTCAGGGTGAATAAAGACGGGCGCGAAGTTCTTGCTTGTTCTAATTGTATTACCGACCAACTACTAACAGGATGGAGTAAGTAAATGTCAGAAGAAACAATTACAATTCCGATAGAGATTAAAAAGCAGGCACTATGGGAGGCAGTCTTTGGCTCAGCCTTTGAGTCCTTTGGAACTCACTGGCATGAGGTTGAATACCTCGGCGATGCAGACTGGGAAAACATCGGTAAAGTAAAACTTGTAGCAATAGATGAGGTTTCATTACTTAAGACAGAAAAGGTAATCGGCATCGAGGAACTAGCCGAAGCCCTACCTAAAGCCAATGAGAAAGTTTATATGAACTTGTTTGACTTTGAGAACTACGATGCAGTCTGCGGTGATGCAGTCTTGCAGATGGCAGTGCTTGATGATGTGGTGTACGGATGAACTCAGCCGAGCGCAACTTTATACAACGGCAGGTGAAGCGAGCGCGTGCGCAACGCAACGCCACTAAAAATAATGAGGACTTTGATTACTGGAATAACTTGTATGAACATTACTTATCCTTACTTAAGACATAAGTGTGACCAATATCACATTGAGCCTAAGCAAGGTGTGACGGACATCACATAAAAAATGCTTGACTTACTTGCCACCAACTGGCAGAGTAAGAACTAACAACTAGACAGGAGAAGCAAATGATTACAGTTACACAGCACCAACTCAAGGTCTGCATTGAGGCACTCAAAATTGCAGAACTTACAGAAAAGAACGACTCAAAGTTTGGGTCAGTTCTTGACGACTTGTTACTTAAGACAGGAGAATAAGATGACTACCAAAGCAAAGTGTCTTGCGTTAGCAAAAGAACACGACATAGAAATCTATGTTCACAAAAGTTGGGGCAATGAATATCAAACTCAGTTGACTGTCCCAAAGGGCTATCAACTTGAGGAGTTTGAGGGTGCTAGAACTGGACTCTCAATGTCTGGAATATATGGTGCCAAAGAACTCTGGAAAGAAGTTTATTCAGACCTCAAGACGATGATTAACTTTAAGCCTTGGTTCAAGGTTTCAGAAGTGGAGGGTGGCAAATGAGCGAGCCACGCTACCTAGAGGGTGACGACATAGCCCTCGGTAAAGACGAAGAAGATACAGAACCAGACTCACAATACGACACGCTAGAGGAGATGTTCGGTGACAACTAAGACAGGAGATAACATGGGCTACAAGTTTGAGGTAGGCGCAGTAATTAGAACGATTACTTCCTACGATAAAGACATTGACTTTGTTAAAGATGGAGTCAAGTACAGAGTTATCCTGCATTGGGATGACCACGATGGGTTTAGCATAACTTGGCTGGACTCAGAGAATAGGTTTATCACCACGCCTGACTGGTTAGAGGATGAGGATGCACAGTTCTACGGACAGTTGGCAGCAGCCACGCAAGGCACCATTGTTCATGGAGGTGGGAGGTGATAGAGATGCAGTGCCTTGGATGTAACACAACAGTCATCAACCCACGGATTATGAACTACATGTATGAGAAGTGTGACCCTTGTGCATTAAGACAGAAGGAACAAGAGGAGAGAGCGATAGATACTTTCCTGCATGCCGAAGCCGAGAGAAAGTTGGAGAGTAATGCTTGATAACTTAAGACAGATTCATCCGCACGCCCGACTGTGGATTATATCCGCCATCGTACTTGCCCTGTTGCTTGTACTCAAAGAGCCAGCAGAGCAGTTGGTTAAGCCACCACATGGCAAAGTAATTGCTTACTATCAAAATGATTACCAACGCTATGCAGTTGATAAGTTGGTTGAACAGGACATGCTTGAGCAGTACCCATGTCTCTACGAATTGTGGATGCGCGAGTCAAACTGGCGACCCAAAGCCAAGAGCAAAACATCTAGCGCCATGGGAATACCGCAGTTGCTTGACAGCACATGGAAGAACATTAAAGTAAAGCCAACTACTAATCATGGGAGAGTTCAAGCCAAAGTTTCATACTGTATTAAGACACGACTCAGTGCGTAATCGGAATCGTTGGTACCAGCGTTGGGTTCTCAGGTACAACCCAAAGAACTTTGATGGGGCTAACTGCCGAGGCATAGACACAGACCTGTTCTATCCACCCAAGGAAAAGTTTGACCCAAGCGAAGAGAAACTATTTACCCGCATGTGTAACAACTGCATAGTCAAAGAGCCATGCCTAGAGTGGGGCTTAATACATGAAAGGTTTGGGGTATGGGGTGGGACTACGCCACCGATGCGTACTAGGTTGAGAACAAAACTTGGTATCTTCGTGGCAGACCCGCAACACAATCCATGATACGATAAGGACAAAGCCCGCTAGATTCTCTCCTGTCTCTGGCGGGCTTTCTTTATTTGTGTAAGCCGAGTTCCCTTGCAAGCATAAAGACTTCATCACTTAAGTCATTAAGAGTTCCATCATTATAGATAACATGATTAAACATATAGTTATCCATTGCATGTTCAGATGCATGACCATTGACTGCACTGTGGTTGCGCCTGTTGATACGCCACACGATACCACCAAGTTTTCTAATTGCATCAGCCTCATTAGGAAAACGCACATCAGATACAACAACTCTATCTTCTGTATTAAGACCTGACAATGCTATGTTCACCCAGAAATCTTGACCAAACATCTTGCGCCCTACATCTGTACCAAGCACTTGCAACAAGCGCCGTACCTCTGGCTCACGCTTGGCTACATCCCAGCCATAATCTTCTACGCGATGTGCAAGATGTGTGATGCTATCAAGTTTAGGATTCAACCGAAGCAATGCCTCACGCATAGGGTCAGCGAAAGCAATGCGCCGATAGTTGTAATTAAGACATAACAATTCTGCCGTGCTGTCTTTGCCTGACT